CGCTTTTGATAGCGAGGCCTCACGGCAAAGCCATCAAAGTAATCGCCTCCACAACTCTCTCTGAAAGGCCCTTCAACAAACGTTTTCCGCTCGTTAGGTACCAATCCAAAGTACCGCATTGCTGCTAATACATCTGGGACGAGAGCATCATCAACGATGATATCATCACCGAAGACAAATATGCCGTCGCCGTAACTGAAGTCGAGACCCTTAAGGTCAGACACAGCCTGGGCTATTGCATAGAAGATGAGCGTCTCAAGCTCGAAAGTGAACCCGTTCCCCATAGAACTGAACTTCTCTAGGCGCCGCCACTTTCCACCGATTAAGGTGTAAGGTGAGCGTAGCGCATCGAGGAGATTAAACCAGTCCCGTGGGAGGAAAAGTTTCACCAGGAGATATGCGACTAGATCGCTTGCGTTGGACAGGTCAACCGTGGCTGATCCTCCGATCTCGGAGTAAAGCCGGGCAGCCTGTCTGTGCAGTTCCTGAGCGTTGTCAAGATCCAGACCGATAGCAGTCCAAAGCTTCTTACGAAGCTCCTTTCCAATACCGAGCTGAAACGAAACATTAACACTAGGTTCCACACAAATTCCACGTCTCTTGAGTGCATCCTTCTCCACCGAGGTGAAGCGATTGCCCTTTACTCGCGATTCGCGAAATTCTGCACGTTCTGCGAGCGAACGACCCCATGCGCTTTCCCAAAAGAAATGCATGAAATCGGCCACTCCGTCCGTGAATTCGGGACAACTTGTGATTTTGTCCGGCACCGTATTTAGCGGTGTTCGGTCACTGAACGTTGATCCTTTCCCAAAGCCCATTGCTAATCCACGAGGGATCGGCCCTAAAATCCTGGCGATTATTTTCCGCACCTGAGTGATGAACTCAAGTATGCGCATATCCGATTGCTCTAACGAGTGGTTGGATATGAATCGTTCGAGTCTTAGGTTGGTCTTAAAGTTAAGGAGCTCCAGCTCAACAAAGAGCTGTTCTGCCTTGTCTTCCAAATCAAGCCCTATATCAACATCCAATTTTCGGAGGAATTCCCCGATCTGGTAGTCTTTAAAGAACGAGACGTAGTCAACATAGTCAGCGGGATCTACGCGTAAAGCGAAGAGATCCGCCAGAGCACCTCTTTTGAAAAGCCCGAGGGCTTTCTCGGAGAACTCTGTCCCAGTGTCTTTTGCCATTGCAGCAAAGACATCTCCCAAATGCTGGGAGATTATCGCGACTTTCGCCATGGAACGCTCAACTAGTTAGGTTGGGCCGTAACCGGACTCGAAGTAGCCACGGAAGACGGTGCCCTGCACCGCCGAGCCCCAGAGCCTGAAGTGTTCAGACACAAGGGCGGGATCGGCGAAGTGGGGCACAGTCGACTCTTGGCGCGTGTCCAGGTAACCCCGAATCACCTTCAGACCCGTAGTGGTTTCTGAATAGTAGATAGGGGTACGCATGACCGTGAACATCTTGCGTCCCGTCTTCTGCGCGTTATCACGTGCAGAGAGGGAGAGACGTTTAAAGAGGTCGCGAGTCTCACCACTGACTTCATTATGCCACTGAGCAACGGTGCCATCGGCGCCGCAGCCCAGTATGCCTTTGAAGACAACAGTGCCGGCATTTCCCGTAAGGGAAAGATCTGAAATTGCGGGCATCATGCCCTCCTAGTTAGAGATTGTGAGGAAAGAGCAGCAAGTGTTACTGCCCTGCTTTGGAGATGCGCAGTCGGAAGTTGAAAATCAAGAGTATGTGGTACCCCCAAACTCGAAAGTTTGAGGCGAACGAAAGTCTCGTCCGTGTGGGCCCATTCTCTGTAATCTCCTGGTCCGACATACGTGTTATGTGCGTTTCTACGCACACCTCCGGTAAGGTGAATATCCGTCATGGATAGCCCCAGCTGCCCAGTCCATCTCTCAAACCATTTCTGGAGATTGACGAACTGATTAACTAGAAAACTACCCGGGACGGCGTCCCACAGAACGACAGCTGGATTGACCAGCCCAAGTCTGTTAGCGAGGTCTAGATTCGGATTTGAAACCTGGATCGTGGCCTTTAGCCTAACCCAAGACTCAATCACCGTCTCGTAGCTTTGCGTAGTCCCCGGTGAGGGGTTCCACGATTGGCTATCGTTGACGCTCGTTCGACCCCCACCCATTATGCGGTGAGGTTCGATGTCTCTACAGAGCACTCCAATAGTGTTGTAGATATCCTGTAACAATGGTTGCCATCCGAAGATGGTTTCCAAGTACAAGTCGGCTGGCTCATTTGCGAGACGTATGGCATCACGCCGCGTCACGCGCTTCTTCGTTGAATAGGTCTTTTGATCTTTTCGTATACGAAGTACCTGAAACGCGGTGACAAAATCACCACGATTGAAGGCGCGGAAACTCCTATAGAGAGTCGTAAGCCGGTGGATAATCATATTATATGATTGGTTCGCACCGATGAGAGTCATACCCAGTTCCGCTTTCGGTCCCGTCTTCCCATACTTACGCATGAGAGAGTCATAAGCTTTCGCATATGCGGGTGACGATTGCAGATCTAGGGCAGGGAGCAAGGTGTTCATATTAGGCTTGTGAGGCCCTTTAGTCACATCCTGAACGCCGATCCTCGTGATCCAACCGGTCCCCTTCCAGAGGGTGTATGGATTAAACGGTGGTTTACCTGACCTAGGCCAGGGAACCGTTCTCGTCCCATCCTTCCACCACCAAGAGTGGGTACCGTCCTGACCTTGAGTAATCGCCATTGTGATACTCCTAGATAAGACCCGCTGAGGGTCAGTTAAGACGAGCCTTAAGCTCGCGCGGAAGATGCAAGGGCCCTACTAACTACTTCTTCCCCGGCTGGGGGAATCGTAGCGTTCGGGCCCCGCAACTTAGAGATCCGTGGTCCAGCCGGTCCACGTTCAACATCAGTCTTCTCCTTTTCAAGATCCGAA